ATGGCTAAAAAGAAAAAAGATTTTCAATATTCTAAAATAGATTCATTTGAAAATCTCGAAGTGGTGCAAGAAATGGCGTTAAATAGAAAAGGTAAGGATGATGAAATTTCGCCTGATATTTCTACTTTTTTAAAAGCTGAAGAATTAAAAGGAAAATTATGCGGATTATATAGTGAAAAAGATAAGTCGCAACCATCTATTAATCAAATGGGCTCTGTAAAAATTGATGGTAAGAATTTAATAATAAATGTTGGAGAAAATTTGGAAATTAAAGATGATCGAATTGCCCCAAATACTTGATATACCTGAAAAGTTAATTCCGGTAATAACAAACATTAATAATTATAATTATTTTTTAATTGAAGGAGGGAGAGGTGGTGGCAAATCTCAAAGTATAGCTAGGATAATTCTCTGGTTAGCCGAACAAAGAAAAGTCAGGGTGTGTTGTGGTAGAGAAACGCAGGCAACAATTTCTGATAGTGTATATAAAATATTTAATGATTTAATTTCTGATTATAATTTAAATTTCACTGTAAAATCTAATAAAATTATTCATAACGCTAGCAATTCTAGTTTGATTTTTAAAGGGTTTAGGGAACAAGGTAGAGTTAACATAAAAGGTCTTGAGGGTATTGATATTCTTTGGATAGATGAAGCTCAAGCCATTACAAAATCTACTTTGGATGTTATTATTCCTACAATTAGAAAGAAAAACTCTATTGTTATTTTTACTATGAATAGGTTAATTCGCAAAGACCCTGTTTATTCTGAGTTCGTTTCCAGAGATGACTGTTTACATATAAAAATAAATTATTATGATAATAAGTTTTGCCCACCAAAGTTAATTGATGAAGCTAAAAGATGTAAAGAAAGAAATATTCTTGATTATGAGTATATTTGGGAAGGTAATCCATTAGATACAACTAATGATTTTTTGTTTTCAGCAATTAAGTTAGATAAAGCAAAAAATATAAAAATAAAAGATGAAAATTATCGTAAAATTCGTTGTATGTCTGTTGACTTGGCTGGAAATGGTGGTGACCTTTGTGTCGCCAGTTTAATTGAGTCAAAAAGTTCTACACAGTGGTCATTAGAAAAACAAGAACATTGGTCTGAGCCTGATACTGACATTACTAAAGGTAGAATAATTAATTTATATTCAAAATGGAAACCTGAACTTCTTATTTTAGATGCAGATGGTTTAGGTTATTCAATTTATGTGAGTATAAAAAATGTTATATCTAATACTATTAAATTTAATGGCGCAGCCTCTAGTAATAGACCTAATGCACTAAATAGGCGTGCTGATGGATATTTAACTTTAAAAGATTTTATTGATAATGAATGGTTGAAAATTTCATCTGATTTTACAATTTCGCAACTTGAATATATTAAAAAATCGTATAAACCCAATGGTCAAATTTTTATTCAATCTAAAAAGGAAATGAAATCAGAACAGGGAGAAAGTCCTGATTTTGCTGATAGTTTGATGATGGGGATTTATGCTATTAATTATTATTCTTATTTAATTGACGAAAAAGATGAGACTGTTATTTTAGAGTCGAATTTTGATCCGTATTCATAAATTTAGAAAGGAAAAAATATGTGTTCTACACCGAAATATGCTCCTGCTCCTGAAGCAGAAGTTATTAAAAATGCTACGCAAGCTGACGCATCTGTTCAAAAAGCCAATGCTAAAAATAGAACAGTTGTTAATGGCTTAGTTTCTGAAAATATTAAAACTACTAATTTGGGTATTGAGGAAGAAATTAATTCTTCAAAGAAAAAACTTTTAGGGGAATAAAATGAAGGAAACAAAATATTCTAAAAAATACTTTGATATGCGCCGTTGTGAACTTGATGTTGCTTATAATGCTATAAAACCTGATTGGCAAGATTTGGCTGATTATTTTTTGCCTCGTTCTGTTAGGTTTTTAGCTAGAAGCGCAAATCGAACTCCGGTAAAAAATAAGAAAATTAAAGATTCTACCCCTTTATTGGCTGTCCGTAATTTTTCTTCAGGTATGATGTCAGGTGCTACAAGCCCTGCAACTAATTGGTTTAAGGTAAAAGTAAATAATTACGGACACGAGGGGAATTATCACGTTAAAACGTGGTGTAATAGTGTTGAAAATATTTTTAGAGATATTTTTAATTCATCAAATCTTTATAGAATTTTACCCTCTGTTTATAAGCAAATTGGGGTGTTCGGAATTTCTGTATTAGCATTACAAAGTGATGAAAATTCTATTTTAAGGTGTCAGCTTTTACCTGTTGGTTCATATAGAATTGCTAAAAATTATAAAGGTGAAGTTGATACTATATGCCGAGTTTATATGGAAACTGCTAAAAATCTTTATGATAAATTTGGCGAAGAAAATGTATCCAAAGAAGTTTTAAATGCTATTCATTCAAACAGATATGAAGAATTATTTGAAATTGTTCATTTTGTTGAACCAAACAAGGATTTTATGCCTGATAGTGTTTGGGCAGAAGATAAAGAATTTATTTCTGTTTATTATGAACAAGCTTCTAGTGAAGATAAGTTTTTGTCTAAAAGTGGGTTTGATAAATTTCCATATGCTGTATTTGAGTCAGAAGTAAATGGGGAAGATGTTTATCCTTCTGAATGTCCAGGTATTAATGCCCTGCCAGATGTTAAACAGCTTATGAGTATGGTTATAGATGAAGGTAAAGCAGTTAAAAAGATGATTAGCCCTACTTATAAAGGTCCAGCTAGCTTAAAAAATAAAAAGATGATAGATGCACCTGCTGCTTTTATTGAAGAAGATGAAAATGGTAGAGGTCTATCACCAATTTATGAAGTTAATCCGAGGGTTTTAGAAGTTGATTCCATAATTGAAAAATTAAAACAATCCATAAAAGAAATTTTTTATAATGATTTGTTTGCAATGATTTTAAATACTGCAGAGCGTAGTAGAACTGCGACTGAAGTAAATGAATTAAAAGAAGAAAAAATGGTGTTATTATCACCTTTGCTTCAACAAATTCATAATGGATTAAATAAAATCATTGATTGGGTGTTCCAAGAGTGTATCTTTTTAAATATTTTGCCAACACCTCCATTAGAAATTATGGGCTCAAATATGGATATTGAGTTTGTTTCAACTTTGGCACAAGCACAAAAGGCTACAAAAATAGCTGCTATGGAAAGATTTACTACTTTTACAATAAACCTTGCTCAATCGCTTGATTCTTCACTTAAGAATAAATTAAATGCAAATAAAATTATTGATGATTATGCAGATTTTGCGAATATTTCGCCAGAACAAATTGTTCCAACTCAAGAGGTAGAAAAGCAAAAGCAAAAAGAAGAAAAAGCCCAAGAGCAAGTTAATGCTATTGAAAATATAAAACAAGGTTCTGAAATTATAAAAAATATTGCAGGTACAGATGCTTATGGAAGTGATTTGCTTGCAAGATTAGGTTTGACTTAAAGGAGATAAAAATGAGTGAAAATGTACAAGAACAAACTTTAGTTGGTTTAGGTGAAAATGCTTTGAGTAAAAATGTTCAAGTTGAAGCACTACAAGAAGAAAGTTGCTATGGAAAACCAGAAAAGTATGATTATGCAGGAGTTGAACTTCCTGAAAATTATTGTTATGACGAAAATTTATTGAATGAATTTAATGATTTAGCTGGAAAATATAATCTATCTCAAAAAAGTGCTAATGAATTAATGTCTATGGCAGTGAAGCTAACAAAGTTAGCAGGTAATAATTACTCTAAAACTATGGCGGAACAACAAAGACAACAAATAGAAAATTATAAGCAAAATCTTATTACAGATAGAGAAATTGGTGGTGCTAAATTTGAAAAAACTATGAGAACTGCAAATATTGCATATACTCAATTTGCTGATAGTGAAGTTCAAAATTTATTAGCAAATAGTGGGTTAAACTGCCATCCTAAAATCGTAAAAATGTTTTATGAAATTGGTAAGCGTATGCAAAATGATTCTATTTATGGCGTGAATATTGCAGCTACTCCGAAAGAAAACAGAGAAGATATTCTCTTCCCAACAATGTAGTAAAAAAGAAAGGAAAATTAAATGGCTACACTTGGTTCTAATTATTTAACATTGGCTGACAGATTAAAAAGAACTGAAAATGGAAAAATCGCTTCTGAAATTATCGAAATGATGTCTGAAACCAATGAAGTTTTACAAGACGCTAATGCTCTTCAATGTAATGATGGTTCAAACCATATTACAACTATCAGAACAGGTTTACCTTCTGCTGTATTTAGAAATCTTTATGGATTTGTTCCTTCTTCTAAATCAACAACTGAACAAGTAAAAGATGTTACTGGTATGTTAGAAACATATTCTATTGTTGATGTTGATTTGGTTGATAAATCAGAAAATCCAAAATTATTCAGATTATCTGAATCCTCTGCTTTTATTGAAGCTATGAATCAAAAATTACAAGAAACAATTTTTTATGGAAGCATAAAAGATAATGCTGCTGCATTTGATGGTTTATCTGCTAGATACGCTAAAAAATCAACAGATTTAAAGAAAATTGGTTCAAATATTATTGATGCTGGTGGTAAAAGCAATGATAATACATCAATTTGGTTTGTAACTTGGGGTGACCTTCACACTTCTTTATTATATCCACAAGGTTCTCAAGGTGGTGTTCAACATAAAGATGATGGCATTTTAACTGAAACAAGTTCAACTGGAGGAAAAAGAAAAGTTTATCAAGACCATTTTAAAATGGATGTTGGTTTATCTGTTAGAGATTGGCGTTCTACTTGTCGTATTGCAAATATTAGCGTTAGCGATTTGGCTAGTAACAATGCTGCTGATTTAGAAGAACTTTTAAATAAGGCTTATTACAAAATTAGAAGATTCGCAAAAACTGGTAAAACCGCTATTTATTGTAATTCAACAGTTTTAATGTATTTTGAAGCTCAATTAAAAGCTAAAACTAATGTGAACTTCACTATTAAAGAATACTTAAATGAAAATATACTTCATTACAAAAATATTCCAATTCGTGAATGTGATCAAATAGTTTGTGATGAAGCGGTTATTTCTTAATTAGAGAGGAGATTTTAATGATTTTAGATGAACAAAGTTTGTTTTCAAATAAACAGGCTGTAACTGCTACTTGTGTTTCAGAAAATGTTTTAGATTTTGGTAAAAGAGAAGTTGCTTTTGGCACTCCTGTTGAACTTTTTATACAAAGTTCTGAAACTTTTAATAATTTAACTAGTTTAACTATTAAAGTTCAAAGTGCGACAGACGAAGCTTTTACAAATGCTGTTGATTTGGTTGAAAGCACAATGGCTTTAGCTGATTTAGCAAAAGGTGCTGAAGCAAATATTAAATTTTTACCAAAAGGTAATTTAGGCTTTATGCGTTTACAATATGTTGTTACAGGAGATGCTCCAACTACTGGTAAAATTTTAGCTGGAATTTGTGATGGTATTCAACAAAGTTTTCATAATTAATAATCCTTCGCATTCTTAACTACACAGTACTCAAGGGTAAAAGCTTGAGTACTTTTTTCTTAAAAGAGGTAAAAATGAATTATACAAAAGCAAAAATTTTTAATATGGCACTTAAAAATTTAAGGGTTAGTGTTAGTATTCAAAGTGCTAATCAAAGTGATAAAAATGTTACTGTTTTAAATGAATTTTTTGATTGTGCTAAAGAACAAGTTTTAAAAGATTTTGACTGGAATTTTGCTAATGGTTATAGAGAATTATCTTTAACTGGTAATATTCCACAAAATCCCAAATTTTTATATGAGTTTGATTATCCTAATGATTGTCTTTTTGCGAGAGAAATTATTCCATATTCTAGTAATGATATTGTTGAATTTGAAGTTGCATCAAACGAAAAGGGACAAAAAGTCATTAATACAAATATTACACCTGCAATTTTAAGATATACAAAATTGATTACTAATGAAACTTTATTTTCAACTGAATTTGTTATGGCTTTATCTTGGTATTTGGCTTTTTTATCAGCGCCAGCGATTTGTGGAAACAGGGCAATCCAAAGTGATTGTTTAACCATTTATACAAGTATGTTGGCTAAAGCAAAAGCTTTAAATGCATCAGAAGGTTACATAAAAACAGCAGATAGTTGTAATTGGTTTGATGAGAGGTAAATTATGACTAGTTATACTCAAAAATCTTTTACAGGTGGAGAGTTAAGTCCATCTTTATATGCAAGAAATGATTTGGCTAAATATTCAATTGGATTGAAAACTTTAAAAAATGGTTTTGTTAGGGCAGAAGGTTGTGTTAGTAATCGTTCTGGCTTAGAGCTTGTTAGTGAAATCAAAAATTCAAATGATAAAATTAGAATTTTGCCATTTTCTTTTAATACAGAACAAACATATATTATTGAATTAGGTAATAAATATGCCAGATTTTATAAAAATGGTGCACAAATTCTTAATCAAGAAACAAATTTCCCTGTTGAAATTGAAACCCCATATTTAAAAGAAGATTTGCCAAATATAAAATATGCGCAAAATGCTGATGTATTAACTATCTGTCACAATAATTATTCACCTAGTGAATTATCAAGATTATCTCATTACGATTGGTCTTTAACTGATATTACTTTTCAACCTCAAATTTTGCCACCAACAAATTTGAATGCAATTTGGACCGGTGGACGAGAAGCAACAAAAACATATAAATATGTAGTAACTTCAGTTAAAAAGGATACATATGAAGAAAGTAATCATTCGGTTGAAGTTAGTGTTATTGGTGAGCCAGAATCATATTGGGGTGTAAATGACTATATAACTTTAACTTTTGATGGTGTTGAAAATAGTGTTGAATATAATATTTATAGAGATGTAAATGGGGTTTTTGGTTATGTTGGTACAACATCAAATACAACTTTTATAGATGATAAAATAGAACCAGATTTATCTTCAACAGCTCCTATTTTTACAAATCCTTTTGAGAATGATAATAATCCTGCTTGTGTTAATTATTTTCAACAAAGAAAAGTATTTGCTTGTTTAAAAAATAGTCCCCAACAATTAGTTGCGTCTCAAACGTCAACTAATAATAATTTTAATGTCTCAAGACCTCTTTCCGCCACTGATTCAATTAATATTACCTTATCTGAGCGTGAAGTTAATGAAATTAGACATATTTTATCGTTGAACGATATGATTTTATTGACTTCTGGTGGTGAGTGGAAATTAAATGGATCAGATGGCTCTTTTTCTGCTTCAACATCTTTAGTTGCTTCACCTCAAAGTTTTTATGGATGTTCTAATGTGGCGCCTGTTGTATCTGGTAATATGATTTTATTTGTTCAATCAGGTGGTAGTGTTGTTCGTGATTTGGGCTATACTTTTGTTTCTGATAGCTATGATGGTGAAGAATTATCTATCTTCGCAAATCATTTATTTGAAGGCAAACAAGTTATAGATATGGCGTATTCTAAAGAACCATATCGAATTTTATGGTGTGTTATGTCTGATGGTACGCTCAATGCTATTACCTACAATAAAAAGCAAGAAGTTGCTGGCTGGCACAGGCATGAAACAAAAGGTGAATTTGAGGCTGTTTGCGTTGTTAGGGAAGGCTTTGAAGATGTTCCTTATTTTGTAGTTAAAAGAATAATTAATGGACAAACCAAACGCTTTATAGAAAGAATGGCGTCTAGAATTGTTGATGAAACTAAAAATGGGATATTTCTTGATTGTTGCCTAACCTATAGTGGTGAAAGTGTTGATAGTGTTTATGGATTAAATCATTTAGAAGGTGAAACGATTTGCGTTTTAGCAGATGGTGATTTGTATGATGATTTAGTTGTTTTAAATGGTAGAGTTGATTTAAAAGTACCTGCTTCAAAAATCGTGGCTGGGCTTCCTTATGAATTTGAATTAGAAACTTTGAATATAGAAGGTGAAAATACCTTTGGACTTAATAAAATAATTAATTCAATTAATGTTTTTGTTGATAAATCTAGAGAAGATTTTTTTATTGTTGGAACAAATGGACAAAGTGTTCAAAATAATAGGAGTATGGAAAGCATTAATAATCCTAATTATTTATATTCGGGTAAAATAACTTGTTATGCTTTTTCTGATTATACAAAGGAAGCAAGTGTTCACATTAAGCAAATACATCCTTTTCCGTTGACAATTAATTCAATAACTTTAGATGTGACAGTGGAAGATGAAAATGCTTAAAAAGTGTGAGTTTATTTTGAATAATCTTAGAGATGAAGATTTGGTTGAATTAAAAGCTTTATGGAAAGATGACTGGAAAAATAAAGTTTTAAATAGTTTATCTGAAACGAAGGTTTTATTTGCATATGGATATGATGAATTTTATGATGTTATTCCAATTGCAATGGGTGGTTTTTATGAGTTATTTGATGAGAAGTTAAAAATAGCTTGTGTTTGGCTTTTAACAACAAAGTATGTAAGTCAAAATAAAATGACTTTGATGAAAGAGTTAAAAAATCAAATTTCCTTTGCAGATAAAAAATATGACCTAATGTATAACTTTATTTATAAGTCTAATTTTGAAGCTAAAAATTGGTTAAAAAAGCTTGGTTTTTCTTTTGATAATCCTAAACCAGAAGGGTTAAAAATTAAAGAAAATTTTGAATTTTTTTACAAGCTTACAAATAGAAAGGAAAAATAATGTGCGTTTTTGAATCTTATGATGTTGTAACTTTTATAAAAGATGTTGTTACAAGCGTTGTTTATACAACTGAATATCAAAGTACAAAAGCTCAAATAGAATATAATAATCAGTTATTTGAAAATGAAGCAAAAAGTTTGAAAAAAGAAGCTGCAGAAGTTAGACAAGAAGGAATTGAAGAAGCGCGAAGAAAAAAGCTTAATGCTATTTTGAATATTGCAGAAGATAAAACTGATATTGCAGCATCAAATTTATCTGTAAATTCTTTGACTGCTTTAAATCTTTTTGATGATGAAAAATTAAATGCTGATATAGAAGCGCAAAATGTACTCAATTCAGCAGATAAAAAGTCAAATTCTTATTTGGAAAAATCTAATGAATATTATAGAAAAGCACAGTTATCTTCCTATAATTTTAAAAATAGATATAAACAAAAATATTTTAATTCTTTAGGGTCGTCTTTTAAGTCTTTTGCTGATAGTTTGATAGAGGTGTAATTATGGTAAACAATTATGCTATGAGAAAAATTCCTTTTGTAGAAAAAGAAATACAAAATTCTTTTGAAGTATTTGAAAATGATAAAATAAAAATTCTTGAAATATCTAATATGATTGATAAATGGGAAAAAGAATTGTTGTTTTCTAAAAATGGTTTTTTCTCTTTAAAAGGAAAAGATGTTGAAAATAAAACAGAAGAATTTTTAACAGAACTTGAAAAATTTATTCTTTTAAATATTGAAAAAATTAAGTTAAAAGATGAAAAATCTCGTTATTTACTTTTAAAAATAAAAAATGAAAAAATATCAGCTATAAAAGAAGAAATGCAAAATTATGAAAAACAGCAGCTTCATAATTGGGAATTAGAAGTTTTTGAAAATGGTATTAAATCTTGTATTCAAAGGGCTATTTTATATAAAAATAATTCTAAAATTTTGCAAACTTCATATCTTGATGCTTTTTCAATATTAGAAATGATTTCAAAAATAGAAAATTGGGATTTAAAAACTTTAAAGCAGAAAAAAGAACAATTTGAAAATGATTTTTATTCTGAACTTATAAATTCATTTCTATTAGAAAAGGATGCGAAAGCATCTTTTTATTATGAAAAATATAAGGATAAATTGACTTTAATTCAGCAACAGGAATTAGAAAATGCAATAAAAAATATTAAAAATATTGCAATAGCACATAATTGGGCAAAAGAATTATTTTCTTATAATTTGTCTGATTCTGAAAATGAAAAAGAAATAAAACAATTAAAAAATGTAGAAATAAAAGCTTTAATAAAAAAATATCTTCAAATTTTTAAGCAAGAAAAAAAGAAAAATGAAGAACAATTAAAGATAGAGAAAAATATTAAAAATTGGAATGAACTAATTTCTTTAGTTAAAACTGATTTGAATAAAGCTGAACTATATATTGATTTTTCATTAGATGAAGATAGTGTTAATGCTAAAAAAGACTATATTAAAACCATAAGAAAAGATGGATTTATAAAATCAAATAAAAAATTATTTTTAGATTTATTGGCAAAAATAGTAGAAAACAATGAAGAATTTAAACAAGAAGATATTTCAAATTATCATAAAGAGCTTTCTAGCCAAGATTTTACAATTATAGAAAAATTACGTTCTTTATCTGAACACGAATTTAATTTGTATGTTTCTGATTTTAATTATATTCATTCTCAATTAAAGGCTAAATCTATTGAAAATATTGATGAAATATATTCTTTTGTTAAAACGATTTTATCTGTGAAAGATAATTATTTTTTAACAAAAAAAGAAGAACCAGATTTAGAAAAAAGAAACAAATTAATTGAAGTTTTATTAGCACGATATTTAAATAAATAAGGGAGAAAAAATGACTGTATCATCCATTAGCCCAGTAAATAATTATGCTGGGAATGGTTCTTGTGTGAATTTTGATTTTGATTTTTTAATTGAATCACAAGAAGAACTTGTTGTTTGTCACACAGATTTTATGGGTAATCAAACTGTTTTAGAGTTTGGTATTGATTATTCTATTGATGTTATAGGAAGTGAAAACGGAAGTTTTATTGTTTTTCCGTTAGAAACTTCTTCTTATGGTGTTTTAGCAGAAAATGAAATTATATCTTTATCGTTAAATTTACCTATAGAACAAGAAAGTGAATTTGAAAATTCATCTAATTTGAATTTGAAAATTTTAGAAAAGACTTTTGATTATATTGTTAGAATTTTGCAAATACTAAATAGAAAAATTGACAGATGTGTAAAGGTGCAAGAAGGTAGTGAATCTAATCCGGAAAATATTATTCCAGATATAGAAAAAATTGCAAAAAATGCAACTATTCAAGCAGATTTATCAAAAGAATACGCTAATGATTCACACGAATATGCAATGTTATCAAAAGAATATGCTAAAGAAGCTGAATTTGGTCTGAAATGGCAAAGTTTTACTTCTGATAATTGGATTGAAAATAACGATAAATATGAAATTATTTTTCCTAATGTTGGAATGATACTTTGCGTTTATAAAGGCACAATTGATAATAAACAGAAGCTTCAAAATATTGACGTTATTTCTTTGTCTGATGGTGTAAAAATAGTTTCAATAGAACCTTTTGATGGGTTTATTTTGCATAGTGCATCTATTATTGGTGATTATAACCACGAACAAACTTTAGAAGCGGATGAGTGGATAATTAATCATAATCTTGGCAAAAAGCCAATAGTAACTTTAGTAGATGAAAATGATATTGTTATGGTCGGAACAATTCAATATATGTCTTTAAATCAAATTAAAGTTAATTTTTCAACGCCTGTTAAGGGTCGTGCTTATTTGGTTTAGAACAATTCTTGATATATAAAGGAAAGGAAAAAGATGTCAACTTCAATAGAAACAAATTTGAATTTTAAGCAAAATGAAGCTTTAAATTTTGTAACGCATAAATTGGCTTCAGCACCAGCAACCCCAGTTGAAGGACAACGATATTATAATACTGCTACTAAAAAAGAATATTATTGGAATGGTAGCTCTTGGGTGGAAGGTACTAAAATAGCTACTGATACCGAAGCTTCTACTGGAACTGCTATAGATGTTGCTGTTAATCCAAAACAATTAAAAACTGCATTAGATAATAAACAAAATACTTTAGGTTATACTGCTGAAAATACAGGGAATAAGGTTACAACTATAAATTCTAGTTCAACAGATACGCAATATCCATCTGCAAAAGCTGTTAATTCAGCGTTAGGAACTAAAGCAAATATCGCTTCACCAACTTTCACTGGTTCACCTAAAGCACCAACTGCAACTACTGGTGATAGTTCAACACAAATTGCCACAACTGCCTTTGTAATGACCGCATTAAATTCAGCTGTTAATGGCGCTTTAATATATCGTGGTAATTTTGATACAACAAATGCAACTGATTATTCAAGTTTAAATAGTTATAGACCAATCGCAAAAGGCAATTCTTTTAGATGTACTGGTAGTGGCTGTAAAATTGATGGTGTTGAATATAAAGCAGGTGATTTAATTATATTCAATCGTGATGTTTCTACATCAACAACTATTATAACCGCTATGATAGACCATTATGACCATACAGAAAATGAAGATAATGTTTTATTAAATGCGGTTCAAACACTTACTAACAAAACAATTAATGCTAACAATAATACAATCACAAATATAGATACTACAAATTTTGAAAGTGGAGTAATTGTTACAAGTATTGGTTCAACTGATACTAAATTGCCAACAGAAAAAGCAGTAAAAACACAATTAGATTTAAAAGCCAATTTAGCTAGTCCGACTTTCACAGGAACACCAAAGGCACCAACAGCAACTGCTGGAACTAATACAACACAAATAGCAACAACAGCGTTTGTTCAAACAGCTATTGCAAATGCTACATCTGGTAGTTTGAAAAAACAAAATTTTCAAAATCCTTCATTAACTCCGACTAATGGGGTTTGTACTTGGAGTATTTCTCATACTCTTGGAACAAAAGATGTAATTTGTCAGATTTATGAAGTATCGACAGGTGCAGAAGTAATTATGGATAAAGTTGCAACAAGCACAACAGCTTACACAATCAAATTTAACGCTAGTGCTAGTGTGTCTGCTAATACATATAAAGCAATTTTAATAGGAGTATAAAAATGGTTAATAAAATAACAACTGCAATAACACCACTTGAACAAGTAGAAAAAATTAATGAGATTATTGATAACATTGATAATATTGGTGGTGCTGGCTTGCCAATAGGTTCAATAATCAAGTTAAGTTGTTCTTCAACTTATGTACCAGAAGGAACTTTGCCTTGTGATGGTGGTGAATATACAAAAGCTCAATTTGAACAATTTTATACAAATTATTTAGCTAGTGGAAAATTAAAAACTTGCACTTATACTGAATATACAAGCGAAATTAATGCGACAGGACAATGTAGCAAATTTGCACTAGACACAACAAATAATAAGTTTAAAGTGCCTTTAATCCCAAATAAACAAGTTTTTGATATTAATGACTCAGTACCTGTAATTGGTAATGGAATGACATTAGGCTTAACTATAAACAATCAAAATGCAGGACTAATACAAGCAAGTGTTGGTGACCAATATACTGTATTAGAAGCAGTACAATCAGAATATGGAAAAGACCTAAACAATAGTGGATATACTTGGGATTGGGTACTTATCAACCGAGCTAACGTAGGAGTAACAACTGATTCAGATAAATCAGGTATTATTGCTGATACTTCTAACAGCAGAAAATATTTAGATTTTAGATATTTTGTAGTAGTTGCAAATGGTTCAATAAACCAATCGCAAATGGATTGGAATCAATGGGCTAGCAATTTAAGTTCAAAAGCTGATAAATCAGAAGTTGAGTCATTAAAAGCACGCTATGTTGTAGCTAAATCAGATAAATCAATTTTGCCTTCTTGGTGGACTGTTTATTCAGATGGCTGGATTGAGCAAGGTGGACAAGCTGTTATAACAGGTGCAACAATAACCTTTTTAAAACCATTCACAACGGCTAATTATTTCGCTACTGCAAATGATTATGGTGCTAATGGGAATGCTTTTACTGTTAGTATTAAGAACAAGACAACAACAACTTGTAAAACATACCAGGCAGATGGAAATACAACATTTAAGTGTGATTGGTATGCTTGTGGATATTAAGGAGTAAAACAATGGAAATAAAAGCAGAATTATTAAAACCTTATACAGATGATGAAAGAGAAAATTTTATTGTTCAACAAAATCACAAACTTGGTTATGTAATCGAGGAAACAGAAACATCTTTGCAAGCGTTAGGCTATACAGAAGAAGAAAAGCAAGCTCAAGAGCAAGAGCGTATTGCTATGTTATCTTTAACTGCTGCTGATGTTGAGCGTGGTATCTATCAAGCAAAAGGTATGGACTTTGATGATATTGTTGCATTGGTTAGCGCAAATCCTGTTAGTGGGTTAGACATTAAAGCATTAAAGATAGAATTAAAAGCTAATAACTTTTATCGTGGGAATCCATACGTAGATGCTGTTGGTTCTTTATTAGGCTTCACTTCTGAACAGCTAGATAAGTTCTTTGAAACTGGGGATTATAAAACGCTTGTTGATGAGGTAACTTTATGAAAGAGCAAATTTTAAGTGTTTCTTTTGATTCAATTCCTGATGTAAGGGTTCGTGTAATAGATAAAGAAGATGTTGATGAAATAAAAAAACAGAAGAAAAAATATCCATTTGAATTATTTAATTCGATAAAAGTATTTATTGAAACATCAAGAAGAAGTTTTCAATTTACTATTTTTAATGGTTATACTTGGAACGGGGCAGATATACCTCGTTTTTTTTGGAGAATTATTGGTTCAAGGACAGACAATGATTTTTTAGTTGCATCTATGTTACATGATTATTTACTTGAGTTTAAAAAATATATTTTAAAAGAAGTTTTAAAGGGTGAAATTTCAGTAAAAGAATATAGAAGACTAACTTCTTTGATATTTAGACATATTATTAAAGAGCAAGGAACAAATACAATTAAAGCCAATGTAATGAGCTGGTGCGTAGATGTTTTTCAAATGTTTAATAAAGGGGCTTGGAAATGTTTTTAA